GGAAAGATTTCAGATAGTTCAGACTTAGACAGTTTTGAAATTACTTCGGTTAATTTAGAATTTGACATATTTATTATTTTAATTATTATTTATTTACATTTATATTATCGTTTACCACTCGTATTGAGTTTGTATTTTTAGCAGAAATCATAATAGACATCTAGGACTTCGGATCTTTGTTCGTCTGTTAGATCTAGCCAGTTGAGTCCGAATAGTCTCCAGCTGATCTTTAATAGTGTGTAAGATTTTGTTGACATAGTTATAATTTTTTAAGGTTTATGGGATCATTTATCCGTAGATCCCGAATGACGTTGGCGCTCCGTGCTGGATTAAGTGTACAATCAGGCTGACACATGCTGCTAGAATGAACCCAGTTGTTCCGATGACCAGCGCTTGGCCAGCATACTTTAGTATGACTTTGTGATTAAATTTGAATTTCATATTGCTATTATTTATATTCATATATATTATCGAATGCCATACGTGTTAGGTATGTAAATGCTATACATATTGCACAGAGCTGTAGCACAGGATCTCAGGTCGTAGCTGATCCCGGGAAAAGTCTGGATATTCACAGGAAACAGGATCCTAAACCCTGATCCATGCCCTGAATCGTACAGAAAATGGGGGACTGGGCGAAACAAAACGGGTTTTTGTATTAGCATGGGTAGGTTAATATAGTAGGGTATTGTCGCGTTTATAACTGTAAAAACTGTAAAAACGGTAAAAAGTACGTAAAATAATAATATATACAAAAAAAAATTAAATGGGTAAACAAAAGTTATCGCCAGCAGCTGCGAAACGCAAGAAACAACGCGATTTAAAGTACGCAAATAGTACTGATCGTAAGAAAAAGCGCGCAGATAGCCAAAAAAAGCGCCGTGCAGCTAAAAAAGCAGGTAAAAGCATCAAGGGTAAGGACTATGATCACTACACCGGTACTTTTGTAACAGCTCATAGAAATAGAGGCGGTATGAATCCCCGTAAAAACGGAACAAAAAACGAATAAATGCCTAGAATAAACAGTTATCCACTAACAAGCACAGTATCAAACGACGATTTGCTGCTCATAGACGACAAATCCAAGGGCTACGCTACAAAAAGCCTAAAATTGAGTACTTTAAAAAACTATGTTGCTGCTGAATCAGTTTCAGAAATCTTTGTCGAGGACCGAGTTGTAACAGGAGCATCGTTTAATGCTATAACCGGGGTGCTAGAGCTCACAAGAAACAGTGGAGAGATACCTTCAGTTGCAACTAACATAGATGGCAGATACTATTTATCTTCAAATCCCTCCGGGTACACTAGTAACCGAGGTGTTGTACAAAGCATAAAAACATCAGGCGAAACCGGGGAAGCTACTTTAATTGATGGGGTTTTAAATATACCACAATATGCCAATGCTAAAGGCATCGAGGGCCCGCAAGGCCCACCAGGTGTGGCAGGTCCAACAGGTGCGACTGGCCCTACAGGTCAAACAGGCGCGACTGGAGCAGAAGGCAACGGCATAAGAGATGTTAGAACAGACCCAAAGGGAACACTTACAATAACATTTACAAACGGAGATGAGTTTCGAACAAATGATTTAATAGGAGCGCAAGGAAGAGAAGGCGGAGCAGGAGCAGCCGGAGTAGCAGGTGCGACTGGACCAACAGGGCCAGCCGGTCCTCAAGGGGAAATTGGTCCCCAAGGGCCTAAAGGCGATGATGGTGAACAAGGCCCGCAAGGCCCTGCGGGTGTAAACGGAACTAACGGAACCAATGGAGCGGACGGGGCTGATGGCAACTCTGTAACTATTAAAGGCACAAAAGCAACAGTAGATGATTTACCCGGCGCCTCTGAAAATACAGTAGGTGATCTTTGGATTGTTACCGCACAAAATGGAGATGGATATGTATGGACAGCGAGTAACACATGGGAGAACATAGGTCCAATACAAGGCCCTAAAGGCGACAAAGGCGACACGGGAAATACCGGAGCTACAGGTCCAACAGGGCCGAAAGGTGCCGGTGGAACACAAGGACCTACTGGAAATCCCGGCCCACAGGGAGAAAGAGGCCCGCAAGGGGAAACAGGCCCTAGAGGAGAAACAGGACCCCGTGGTGCTAATGGAGCAAATGGACCCCAGGGACCTGCGGGACCTACCGGGCCGAAAGGACCTCAAGGTCCGAAAGGAGAACAAGGGCTTCAAGGAGTGCAGGGAGTTGATGGGGCGCAAGGACCCGAGGGGGAACAAGGGATACCAGGACCTTCAGGTACACCAGGAGCACAAGGCCCTCGTGGTGCAGATGGTGCTGCAGCAAGTTTTGAGGTGATACCTAACGTAAAACCTGTTTTATGCGACTCTACCGGAAACGTTGATTATAATTTAAATTACACAGTACAAAAAGCAATAGTTAGCTATGTGGGTGATGGCAATCAAAAAACAAATAGCCTATACTTTTTTAGCTTAATACTAGATGTGACCGACGACGCTTTATCAAAAGCATTTTTTGAAAGTAATCCTGACGTAGAGTTATTTGTAAAACTAGATGGTCTTGCTTCAAAAATAACCGGGTCAAACAGTTATTTAAATCATAAATGTAATGTAGCTGTAAATCTAAGCGGGAACATAGCTATAAACGAACCTATGGTAGTTTCTACCACGGGGCAATACGTAAGCACAACATCTAATTTTATTATAATACAACCACGATGTACTCAGCTTGTTAATGTAGGCACTACAAGTTCCGGGGTAGCGGGTAGAGGGGAAGCGGTTACAGAAATAACTGGGGCTGTAGGTGCTGGAGAACCTGAACCAATAGGTGTTGTACCTTTGAATGGGAGCACCACCGAGGCGGTTTCAGTAACTTATCCATCTATAACTCAAGGTGTGGCGTTATCAACAGTACATGTAGACACAAAAACCACAGCCCCTAGATTTGAATTAAAAATAGAAGGTAGTTTTATAGGGACAACTGTACCGGCAACTTAACATAATAAAAAAATAAAAAGACACATGGCAATAATTTATAGTTACCCATCCGCAACACCTACGGACTCTGATACAGTGATAGGTACACAGCAAACGACAGACGGAGAAGGTGATAACTTAACCCGTACGTTTACGCTGGGCGCAATAGCGGGCCTTGCAAACGCTAAAGTTAATTTATCTATTGGAGGCGATACTGGCACCGGCTCAATAAATCTTATCACCCAAGCTTTATCTATAATAGGTACTGCTAATGAAATAGAAACATCAGCAGCAGGTCAGACTTTGACGGTTGGGCTACCGAACGATGTAATAATATCCAATGACCTAACAGTGCAAAACGATCTTAGAGTTCTAAATGAAATTACCTCTGAAGCTACCATAAGGGGTGAAGCATTGATAATAAACACGGGGCCGTCGACTATAACAGGGGTGCTTGACAAAGCCCAAAGTAAAATAATAAATTTATCAGATCCAACATCCCCTCAAGACGCCGTGACAAAAGCTTATTTAGACGCAGAGGTAGCCGCATGTGTAACCGGAACAGGCACCCCAAGAACTTTGACCATGTGGACCCCGACTGGGACCGGCATAGAAGATTCTATTGTTTCTGAATCAGCGAATCGGGTATACGTAGCTGGAAGCTTACTAGTGGGTTTCAATAATACCATACCTGGCACTAATGCTTTAACTTCGGGTGATAACAACAGTGTTTTAGGTAATAGCTCTGTTGCTTTTGGCTCTAATAACTCAGTAACAGGAAATCGCTGTGGTGGATTAGGAGCAAATAACATTGTAGCTGGCGGTCAAGTTTGGGCAACAGGTGATGGAAATGACGTGGGTATTGACAAGTTAAACGTAGGGGGGAATATTGTGACCGCTGGGTTTAACAACACTGTTAAATCAGGTAGTTCTTGTGTAGTAGGAACTTCAAATATTTTAACTAACACTACAGAATCTAGCGAAATAAATACAAATTTCGCCATGGGTTCTTCAAACGCTTTAAATGACGTAGCTGACGGCATATCTCTTGGTTTTAACAATACTATAAATGATAATGACAGCTGCGTCTTAGGTAAAAGTAATACTACAAACGCTATTGATACTTATGCTATAGGTAAAAGTAACACGCTTAGCAGTGCAGATGATTACGCATTCGGACTTAATAACACAATTAGCGGCAGCGCAACAATTGCCATGGCACTTGGGCATAATAACGTGTTATCAGGAAGTCAATCTTATGCTTTCGGTAGAAACCTAGAAGATGGCGGTGAAGATAACACCGTTATAATTGGACGTTATAATGCAACACCCACCGCTACTGGTAGAATTGTATTTGGAACTGGGTTTTCTACTACTGGTAGAAAAAACGCAATAGAAATACAAGCCGGTACTAGTTCGCAATCTGGGTTATTATTCCCTGCACTTAGGTTATCTAATTCATACGCTAACGATTCAGATGCTGCAGCAGCTGGCGTGGAAAGAGGAGAGCTTTATAGATCTAACAATCAAGTTAGAATAAACCTGGATCAAGGGGTACAAGATGCAAGAAACAATGAAGGTTTGGCATATTTAACGCCTCAACGAGAAAATGTTAGCCCTAACGCAACCCGCAACGTTGGAAATCACCACAATTTGGTATTACTAAGTTGGTTGGGGGGTAATGGTACATGCACACTTAATTTACCACTCGCCTCATCAAATATGCATAGGCTTATAAGAATTACAACAGACGGAACGCTTAACTCTGGAGCTAATGATAAAATAAATATTACAGCAACAGGTGGAGAAACTATAGACGGCGAAACTTTTTTTCAAATATCAAAATCATACGAAGGTGTTGCTGTTTATTCAACAGGATCTGAATGGATTGTAATTCAAGCAAAAGCACATTAGTAAAAATCCATAAAAACCGGTAATATATAAAATATACCCTGCTCGGGTTAGAGCAAACCAATAATAACAACTAAAACCAAAACCAATGACGTTTTATTACGAGACTAATTCGTGGGCTAGTCAACCACAACCAACTAAAAACCGAATCAAACTATGGAACCATATAGCTGATAAAGCAAATTGGCGCATAGTTCAATTACCAAACGGTTATTACCAAACAGAATATCAAGATCTTCAAGATGAAGAAAAGTGGATTGACGTTACAAGACGTGAAACAATGCAAGCCGCAGAAACCGCAATTGATAAGACTGTTGAACACTACCAAAAGAAAGTTGAATTTTTAAACGGACCCAAAGTAGTCAAAACCTTTAAGTAGTCTAATTTACAATATAATATAATTTAATTTAATATGACTGACAAAATTGTTAAGAATCTTAACTTTGGTAATAATGCCAAAGAAAAAGTTTTTACTGGAATTGAAAAACTCACAAAAGCCGTTAGCTCTACATTAGGGGCTAGCGGTAAATGTGTAATTCTTGAAGATAACGCAGGCAGGCCTGTTATTACAAAAGACGGAGTGACTGTTGCAAATGCAATTACACTATTAGATCCGGTTGAAAATATTGGAGCAACACTAATAAAGCAAGCGGCACAAAGAACCGTAAGCGAGGCTGGCGATGGAACTACCACAGCAACGGTACTGGCGCATGCAATACTTAAGCAAGCTTACAAAGCGCTTAAATCGCATGGCACTCGCGACATTAAAGACGGTATAAACGCAGGAGTTAAAAAGGTTTGCGGAGCTTTAGAAAAGCTAGCAATACCAGTAACGGGTGACATGGTAAACCAAGTTGCTACAATATCTGCCAATAATGATAAAAAACTTGGCGATTTAATCGCAGAGGCTTTTAAAGCTGTAGACAATACAGGAGTGGTTATGATGGAAACATCTAACGAGGCTACCACTACAATTGAAATTGTTGATGGAGTGCAATATGACAAGGGGCTTAAAAACTTCCATTTCGTTACTAATAAAGAAAATGGGACTTCAGAACTAAATAATCCTTTAGTTTTAATTGTAGAATCAGAGGTTCCTAATATAAGAAAAATACAAAGCGTATTAGAGTACGTTATAAAAAACAAAAGAAGCCTTTTAATAGTGGCTGATTTAGGGCTAGAAGTTTTAAATGCTCTAGCTATGAACCACGTAAAAGGCAATATAAAAGTAAACGTTGTTGATGCTCCTACGTATGGAGTAACCAAAAAAGAAGTATTGCAGGACCTAGCGTTGTTAACAGGCGCTACCGTAATAAATGAAAATCTTGGGGACGACATGGATCTCATACAGCCCGAACATCTTGGCGAATGTTTAAAATCTGTAACTAATAATGAAGAAACGATTTTTCAAATTAACGAACCCAGTAAAGAAGCTCAAGAGCTTTTACAACAAGTTAAAAAACAACTTGATGAAAATGCGCAATCAGGTTTTAGATTTCGACTTGAAAAAAGAATTGCTCGTCTCTCCGCTAAAGTGGCTTCTGTCAAAGTTGGAGCAAACTCAGAAGTAGAGTTAAAAGAGAAAAAAGATAGAGTTGAAGACGCTATTTGTGCTACAAAAGCCGCAATAAAAGAAGGTATAGTTCCAGGGGGAGGTATTGCTTTGCTTAATGCATCTACTGCTATAACAGCTAAAAGTGAGGGTGAAAAAGTTTTACTTGAAGCAATAAGAGCTCCATACGAAACAATCCTCAGCAATGCAGGTTTAGATATTGTTTATCCCCAAACAAAAAATAAAGGGTTAAACGTTGTTACAGGTAAGGACGTAAATATGGTACGAGCAGGCATTATAGATCCTTTATTGGTTACCAAAAGTGCCTTAAAAAATGCGGCTTCCGTGGCTACAACTATAATTTCAACAGATTGTGTAATTAACAACTTAAGAGTTACAGATGAAAGCAATAGGTAGAAATTTAGTTATATCAAAGAAAAAGCAGGGCACAACTGAAACAAAAGGGGGTTTGCTTATAGCGGAAAAACAACGGGAAGACATTAGATATGCGGAGGCCTGCGTCGTTTCTGCAGGCGATGAAGTAGTTGGTGTAAATGAAGGCAATGTAATATATTATGATCGTCATGCAGGACACCAAATAGAGTTTGAAGGCAAAATGTACCACGTTATTCGAATGCAAGACGTGGTTGTTGTTGTATGAGACGTTTAGAAGCGTCTGATCTGCGTAACTTAAACATTTTAAAGCACTACCGTATAATTAGAAAATGGGCTGCTAAGAATTACAATTTACAAGAAGCGGATTTGGAGCTTTTAATATACTTTGATTGCTTAGACCACTTTAAAAAAAACGATTATAAAATAGGCGTGCTTGCTTACAGCTGGGATAATAAAAGATGGAATAGACTTTTGAAAGAAGGCTGGGTAACTGTGTGGCGAAAAAGAAACCATACAACTCAAAAGTACAATATATATAAAACTTCCTTTAAGTGTAAACAAATGATTACGCGCATGTACAAAATGCTTTTAGATGAGGAAGAAATACCACTAATAAAAAAGCCGCAATCATATTCAGAGCGTATGCTTAGTTTAGCAATAAAAAAAATAAATTATGAGTGATAAAATTTTTACAGTTCCCGGAATAAAAGCTAGACGTATTTCAGCACCAGTAAATACAAGTAGTGTAGGACAAACGGCAGATTGGAGTAGTATTGGACGGGATATAGCTGAAGCCGGAGCTAGTATTGCAGCCGGCATACAAGCCGGGAAAACCGATCTTCAAATAGCTGAGGGGCAAATAGAAAAGGGTAAGAAGCCCGCAAGTAAACTGCAAGCTAAGATTGACAAAGCTACAGCAGAAGGTAAAGATGCAAAAGCGGCTAGGCTTACAGGTAGAAAAGAAAGGCGTGATATTAGAGATAAAAATAGAGCTAGTAGGATTACCGCTAAAAATAAAGATAAGAAAGACGCATTAATTAAATCGGAGTTTTTTAAAGGGCAAAAGTTTAATGAAAAGCAAAAAGAAAAAGGAGGAACGACTTCTGATTCTCATTTGTTTAAACCAACGATCTTGGAACCTAGAGGAATAGGCGAGGTAAAACCAGAGTTTTCACTAGCGTCGCCTTTTGACATGAAAACCTTTGATAAATTTTCATCAATAGCAAAAAATCTATAATATGAGCACAGCAGCAGCAGCGGTAGCAGCAGGAAGTAATAATAGCGGTGGCAATAAAGCAGAGAAATTTATGCAGTATGGGAGTGCCATAGGCCTAGGGGCTGGCGTAGCGGCTGGCGCAAATATAAAAACTGCTAATCCAAATGCAGTAGGAGCCAATCCAAATGCGGGTGGACCGGGACCGGAACCCGAAATGCCAGAAATAACTGGTGCTATGATAGGCGGCACAATGCGAAATAACCCTAATGTTGTAGCCCCTGCCGCTACAACTAATTTACAGGACATCCCTGGAATGAGCGCCTATGATCTACGCCAAAAATACGCAGAACTAATAACCAGTGGAGAAGCGGGAAGCGGTAAGAATAGAAATTTATTAAAAGCGTATGCATCAAGAATTAAAGAATTAAGCTCTGGGCCTAATGGGGGTGGTGCTTTTGGTGCGTTTACAGGATTTAATGCTGCAACAAAAGATCCCCACTCTTTTTTAAAAAACCGGGATAGCTATAGCGTTGAAGAAAATGTTAATAGTATGAATGACTCTATCGAAATGATGGACACCGGCGGATTTTCTCCAAATGCTCAATCTACAGCAACAGGCGTATTTGGAACTCAAGACCAAAGAGATTTAGCCGTAGGGGCGTCTACATCACAAAAAATGCTAGCCAGCTTAAGCAGAACTCAAAGTTAAAAATAATAAATAATTAATTATGTCAAAACAGAATTACAAAAAACCATTGCAAGGAACAGTAGGTGAATCTCATGTATGGGACGGTCCTATTGATTTAGATGGCCTTCCACAAGTTAAAGGAAGTAACCGCGGACCAAATGGTATGCAAGTAAAAAAGTATCCCTGCAAATCATACGAATTGCAAGGGCCAATTACACAGCGCGCAAAACAATAATTATGTACGTTCAGCATAACTCACCATTAAGTAAAAAAGGAGATGCTCCGTCTAGGAAGAAGTCAAAAGGCTATTACAATAAAGCTAACAAATCCGGCACAGGCGCAGCGGCGGGAGGCGGTATGTCTGAAAAAGGTGTAAAAAAATACAGAAGAGACAACCCTGGAAGTAAACTGCAAACTGCTGTAACAAAAGATCCCAAGAAATTAAAAAAAGGCAGCAAAGCCTGGAAGCGAAGAAAATCTTTTTGTGCAAGATCAAAAGGTTGGAAATCTGAAAGAGGTAGAGCGGCTAGAAGAAGATGGAATTGCTAATGAAAGATAAAGGAGTAGGAGATACTATAGCGAGAGCCACTAAGGCTACAGGTATAGACAAGTTTGCTGATAGACTAGCAAATGGCTTAAATATACCAGGTGGTTGCGGCTGTAAAAAAAGACAAGACAAGCTAAATAAAATGTTTCCATATAGAAAATAACTATGGCTTTTAAACTCAATAATCCTCCGTATACAATAGACAACACTCCAATATATCAAGTAGATATGGAAGACGGGGTTATGGGTAAAGCCAATAACAACGGAACTATTATTATAAATAAAGATGTTCCAATAAATAAAATACAAGACGTTATAAATCACGAAAAGATTCATATAGATCAAATGAACCGTGGTGATCTTGATTACGACGATAAATACGTATACTGGAAAGGTAAAAAATATTTAAGATCAGCAATGCAGGAAGGAAATAAAAAATTGCCTTGGGAGGCAGAAGCATATAAAAACGCATAAAATAAAAAAAATGGCATATACACAAAAACCCGGACGCGGCAATGGAAATCCTATTATGAAGGTGTCCGACAAATTAAAAGAGGGTAGCGGATTAATGTTACTAGGAGATTTAGATAAAGACGGAAAGCTGAATAAATATGAAGCAAAGCGCCAGGCTGCTATTGTAGCAAACACTAGCCCGGCTACTATGTATGGTTCTCCTGTAGAAATGAAAACAAACAATGGCCCAATACCTCAGTCTGGATTAAATTATGGTAAGCCAATGAAAAATGTAGGAGATCTTAATAAAACAATATACAAAGCTAAAAAATAAATATGGCTTTTAAAATTGACAATCCTACTGATAATACAGATAACCTTACAAAAGATGAGTTAAGAGATCGGCGTATTGCAGCACGTCAAGCATTAGACGCTGAGCGTAAAAGAGTAATGGGGATTAGAGCTAGAATTGATGAGACCGCTGAAGCCGCCGTGAGGACGGATAAATATACCGTGAATTACGGCGGGGAAGGGCCAGTAACTGGGGCGGGGGTGGTTCCTCAAAAAACATATGAATGGCTAAAAGAAAGAGGAGGCTCGGCTTGTTCACTTTATGCGTGTAGTATAATGCGAGAAGCAGGCGTCACTGTGCCTAATTCAGTTGGGCCAGACGGAGTAACTATAAATAATGTTACGTACAAGCCTGGCGACAAAATGCCGATAATACCGGGCAACGATCAATTTGACGCAGTAGCACCCCAGCTTGGATTTGAACTAAGGCCCGCTGGTAGTACACCAGAAGAAGGGGACGTTACTAGAGCCAGCTACGGGTACGGGGTAACATCTCATTCTACAATTCAAACAGGCGACGGGTTGAATGTTTACAATCCAGGAAACCTTACCTACGGCCTAAAGGAAGCCGCTAGTTTTGCAGATCCCCGCGATTTTGGAGGCATGACAAAAGAGGAATCACAACAATTTTTAGAAGAATACGGCCACATAGATGAGGATAGGATTAAAGAAAGAATGGTAGACGGAAAAATATACCCCTCCAGATTAATGCAATATGTGGGAGATTTACCAGCATTGCGAAAACAATATAGACAAGCTGCGAAGGCTGCTCCTTACGAACCTGTAATTTTAAAACCAAAACCAATTCAGTTGAGTTCTCCAAAGCCAACGGCACAATTGCCAACTAATATATCAAATTTTTTTAATAGAAATAAATAATTTAATTTAATAAAATGAAAAAGCTAGTTTTTATTTTAGCTTTTCTTTGCTTAAGCATTACCAATGCTCAAGATGAACTTTCTATATCAAATTACTTTAAAATACCAGAAAGTTATAAAAGAATAGTTACAACGGATTACCATAAATGGTTAATCAATAAAGAGATAAAAATAGAAGAAGTGCTAACTTATGATGGTTATGCTGTATATGGGCTGGGTAATTATTATGCGGCAAAGTTTGATTACAGCATTGGTAAAAGAGATTTACATCAGTGCGCAGATGCAGCAATGTACTTTAGGGCCTGGTACCATTTTGATAAAGGTAATGTAGATAAAATAGTATTTACATTCACAGATGGAACAAGGTATAGCTATAGCGAGTTTTTAAAACAAAAAAAGCTAAGCAACACATTTAAAAGCTTTAATAAATATATGGCCGTTATATGGTCTTACGCTGGAACGTGGTCGATAAATAAGTATGACACAAAACATGTAACTATAAATGATATGTCCGCTGGTGATATATTTGTTATAGGCGGATTTCCAGGTCACGCAGTAACTATTGTAGATGTAATAGAAAACGAATGTGGAGATAAAAAAATAATGATATCACAAAGCTTTATGCCGGCGCAAGATCATCATATATTAATAAATACCGAAAATAATACAGTTTGGTTTAATATAGATGAAGTGCCTAATATAGGTTTTTGGTTTACAGAAAACAATTTAAAAAGATTTAAAATATAATGAAAAAAATTTGGCAGTGGCTTACTGGTTCTGTTATAAAAGAGGTCGGTGAAGTTTTAGATAACTTAACTACAACTAAAGAAGAAAAATTAGAAGCGCAACGCCTTATAACAGAAATACTAGAAAAAGCAGATAAAGAAGCGCAAGAGCAGGTTACAGCAAGATGGCAAGCGGATATGGCTTCTGATTCTAAGTTGTCTAAAAATATAAGACCATTAGTATTAACATACTTGACTGTTATATTTACAGTTTGTGCGTTTTTTGATGGCAATATAGGTGAGTTTAGCATTGCTGAAGAATATATACCTATATTTCAAACACTTTTAGTTACAGTGTATGGAGCCTATTTTGTAGGTCGTAGCTGGGAGAAAGCAAAATCCATGCAATCAAAATAATTAACTTAAATTAAATTAAATGACAAAAATTAAAGATAAGCAATTAACTAAAATACGCGAGCAGCAAAATAAACTAAATGAACTATTAAATCAAGTAGGTTATTTAGAGGCCCAAAAGCACGGGGTGCTGCATGAGTTTGCAAATGTTAGTAAAAAAGTAGAGGATTATAAAAAAGAACTTGAAGCTGAATACGGCCAAGTAAATATTAATCTTGAGACTGGAGAATACACAGAGCTAAATAAAGATGGACAATAATATAAGAAAAATCAGTATTGGCTCTGATTATAAAAACGACGCAATGCACTATTCTGTAGGGCAGCAGGTTTATGGCGGGCACGAAATATCAAATATATTATTTGACAATACTGACAACTCTTACAACATATATATAAAAAAACAAAACGAGGTGTTGCCATGGAAAAAGTTTAATCAAAACATGGCAATATCCGTTGAGTATGATTTAGAGTATTAATGGAAAGCCTGTATAGTTTTATTGTTAAACCCGCAGAGGATAGATACAATAACAAGAAAAAAGTTGGCAACAATGATTTAATATTGAATACCAATATAGAGTCCTTTCGCTATATAAGCAAAGAAGCTATTGTTGTTGCTACACCTAAAGCTTTTAAAACAAATATAGAGCCAGGTGATAAAGTCATTATACATCATAACATATTTAGAAGATATTATGATATTAAAGGCAGAGAAAAAAATGGTAGTACATATTTTAAAAATGATTTGTATTTTGTTAATATGGATCAAGTTTATATGTATAAAAAAGATAAAACCTGGTACACGAATTTAGAATATTGTTTTATAAAACCTATTAAAGAAGACGCTATGTTTTCAATTAATTTTGAGAAGCCCCTAGTTGGTATATTAAAATATGGAAATAAGACGTTAGAAGCGCTTAAAATAAGCCCGGGGGACTTAATTGGGTTTACACCCTTTGGCGAGTTTGAGTTTATTATAGACAACGAGCGCTTATATTGTATGAAATCAAATGACATTGTAATTAAATATGACCGTAAAGGAAACGAAAAAGAGTATAATCCAAGCTGGGCGGCGCGCGGTTAGCGAACTTATAAAAGTTGCAGAAGAAAAAATTATCACTAATACTGAAGATGATGTTTCGGCTGACCGACTTAAAAATGCAGCAGCTACCAAAAAGCTAGCTATATTCGATGCCTTTGAAATTTTAAATCGCATAGAAGAAGAGCAAGCTATGCTTGACGGAAAAGAAAATAATACACGAGCAAGTTCGTTTAAAGGTTTTGCAGAAGGTAGATCACAATGATATACGAGCAAACATTATATAAGGTTTTACCTGATCACATTAAAAAAAGCGTGATTAAGAAAAACAACCGTTATAAAAAATGGGAATATGGCTATAACAAAGAATATGACGTTGTAGTAATAAGCAAAACCGGACAGATAGGTGAAATATATGAAATACAAAACCTAAAAATAGCGTTGCCTAAAGAAACAAACGTGCACACTTTTAAAGCAGACAAATGGGGTAGATTAGATTACCCTAAAGAGTTGCAAAAAATTAAAAGTGTATTTGAATGGAACACGAAGCCTGAGTATTTCAAAGATAAATATTATGACTACATTGATCAAGAATTTAATCGCAGATCGCAGGGATTTTGGTTCTATAATAAGGGCTTGGCTACTTACGTCACTGGCACTCACTTTATGTACCTGCAGTGGAGTAAAATTGATGTTGGGGCAGCAGACTTTAGGGAGTCAAACAGATTATTCTTTATATTCTGGGAAGCTTGCAAAGCAGATCAAAGATGCTACGGTATGTGCTACCTCAAAAACAGACGATCAGGTTTCTCATTCATGGCA